AAGAACGCTCTAACCACCAAGCAGCAGCTTGCCACTGTCCACGACTTGCAGCAGTCTTAATTGAACTCAAAAACATACCCTCTGCTTCTGCTCTAGCCTTCTCCATAGCGTTGCAAAAGTCCACATACAAAGACTCTTCCCCTGCATCTCTTTCTTCCCTGCCTTTTTCAAGCCATCTGTAAAGAGTAGTTTTATGAACACCACTCATTCGAGCAGCGTCTTCAACGAAATATCCCATTCTGAGCCACTGTTGGATGCTATTAATGACCTCAGCATTAAGCTTCGAAGGTCTCCCTTTTTTCTCACTCATAGTATACATTATACAATGATATTTCTTCGTGTTGTTGTAAGATGATATGACAGTTTCAGAAACTATTTTAGTGTAAAATAAATGTATGGAACAAGCTATAAAGCGGAAAAGCTTGAAGACTTACACGAAATATCTAAACAGCTAGCACTAGTCGGATTAAGTATGATGAGGTCCAAAGTTATAGATAGAGACCCACTCATAACCCAAAAAAATAAACTTTTAAAAAATTGGCTTAAGTATTTGTAAAGTTTTTGAATACTGTACAGAAAACAGCCCCTACCCTGCAACACAGTGCAACCATATGCACACCAATATATACTATACATTTGAAAAATTAGGATTTATGCTGGGTTACTCCCGCGTCACTCTCTCGCTAATAATTAGCGATTTTAAAGATACCCTAACACTGGTAAATTTTACCAGTATTAAGGTATCTAAATTTTTACATTATAAAAGCTAGATTTTTACAGCTTGAATTTTGCTTTCATAATACATTCTTTCAGCATTCAATTTTGCACGTTCTAAAGATGCTTTAACTGAGAACCTTGAAAGAGTTTTCACGCTTTTAAGTTCTCTAATTTGTACGCTGTAAGGTGTTCTAAGCTTCTTATCAGTGCTGTTATCACTAACTGGGGTATTATCCCCAGTAGTGAATTTAACAGTCTTAAAGTTATGCACTGAACCGTTGTAATAGTGTCTATTACTAGGTGCTTTGTTAACTTGAAAAACTTGTACTGAACCATCAGAATAAGTCTTGATTATTCTTACTGTTCTTTTATAAATATTTTTTACATATTCAGTAGTACAAGTAATTTTAGAAGCTTCATCAGCTTCTTCATTCATTGCTAACCCTAAAGCACCTATGAATAATTCTTCTCTTTCCAATTCATTCATAAACGCTTCGTTGAACTTCCTATATTTTTTTCTATCAGCTTTTTCAACTGATACGAATTGAGAAGTCTCAACACCGTTACTAGTAGCAATATATGTTTTTGTTTTTGTATTCATTTTATTTTCCTTTTTTTCGTGAACAGAATTAGCACCTAAAAAATCTATACCAAAAGTAGAGATTTTCAAAGTGGCTAAATTCAGTTCGTTTTTCATATAAGAATAGTTTAAAACAATATATTTTTTATATCAACAATTAAAAGCTATTTAGAAAATAACCATTTAGAACACTATCCAAATAACCCCGTATTCATTGACTATTTAAGCACCTAAAAAACACCTAAAAATTATTTTTAAATTTAGCAAAATAATTGCTAATTTTTACGTCAAAAATCGTCTAATAGATTGATTTTGACAGTTAGGTTAGAAAACATTCTAACTAAAAATCTTAACCATTTTTTGTACTAGATTTTTTAAAATCCATCTTCTTTTAAATTTTCTAGTCTCTTTATAATTTTTACCAATCATAATTTTTTTATCCTTCCACTTATTACTAGTAACAAGTTTTTTTCTATTCACTTATTACTAGCGATAAGTTTTAAAAAATTTTCATATATAAATAGAAAAAATTAGTATTACATTTTCTAAGTAGTTTTATATAAATAATCTAACTAAATTTACTTAGATTTTATACACTATACAAAATTAGAACATATGTTCTAATTGTGAAAATTTTCACATAGTCACAATTTATCTAAGTGTATGCTGGCTCATTATAGAGCCAGAATACTCCAGCGGGTTTTCAGATTTAGCTATTAACCAAATCTGAAAAGTTCCAATTTACAACGTCAATCTTAGACATAACGCTTTCTTCACCTAATTGATAAGCTGAATAATTAACAGCATCCAAAACGGCTTGAACGTCTTCCAAAGAATCGCTAACGGTTGTGAATTCTACTGAAGCTTCTTCAGTACCTTTCCACATTCCAATAGTATCTTTAATGGTCCATCCATCAACAATATTTAAAATATTATCTTTGGCATCTTCAATAACTGCGTGAACAGTTCTTAAGGTTAATTCGTACATTGTTTTTTCCTTCCGTTGTTTAATAATATTATTATATCATACATTTAATATTAATGCAAATCGGATTAGTTTTTAACTAACCCGATAGCATCAACAAATTTAAACGCATCGAAGCGTTCATTATCTTTAATGAATTCTTCAATTAGAGTAGGTAATAAGTTAGAATTTAAAAATCCTAAAATTACGTCTCTATGTTCATCTTCTTCAGTAATAGTAGTTAATACTGCTTTTCTAATTGCATCTGCAATTATTTGGTAGTGTTTTTTAGTCATTGTTTTTTCCTTCCGTACTAATAATATAAGTATACCATATGTCAAATATTAATGCAAATCGAGAAAGCCTATAAACATTGACTATTTAAAAAAAAATAAAAAAAATTTTTTTCTTATATAATCTAGAGTTTTACTTTAGATTTTTAAAATGAATTTTGAGAAGTGTTTGTTTTATGTATTCCGCCTCATTAGAGCCACCAAATACTCCGGAGGCACATTGGCAACCTACAATACTCCGGAGGCTCCGGAAAAATCTAGACCTAAAGTTTAGGTTTAGGTTTACATTTTGGGAAGGTGCGAAGTCACCAAGATGACCCTTCCCAATCTGTATAATAGTATTATAACATATATATGAATATAATGCAAATCATATTTCAAAAATTTTTTTGAAGCTGGGTTATATTTCAAACCCAGTTTCAATTGCACCTATAATTTCGTTAGCACATTTTTGAATTCTGCTAAGGCTTTCCTTGACTAATTTCTTAGTGTCGTCCTTGCCCCACGTTGCAATGTATCCAAAGCTATAAGCATCAGCTTCTGAGTGAATGCCCAGAGCTTCTGCTACAACATAAGCCACACCTTCAGCTTCTGTTTCATACCTTGCACGGTTGAGCTGATAGTCGTTAATATCAGCGTGCATAATCATATGAGCCATTTCGTGTATTAGAGTTTTAACTCTGTAACCGAATTCAGCATTTTCATCAATCACGATTTCTTTTTTCTCGTGAGTGCAAAAGCCGTCAGTTCCTAGAGCGTTTCCTATAATAACTTCAAAGCCATACTTATCAGCAAGTTCTGTAAGGTCGTCCCAGAGTTTATCTGTAGCACCTTGAACTTCATCCTTTAATGGTTTAAATTCTGTAATAGCGTCGCCTTCAGTTTGTTGAATGTCAAACACTGGTACAGACATAAAGCCCAGCATTTTCTTTTCAATTCTGTGCCTTGCGTCAATCTTGCAAGTGTTTGTTCTGCTGAATTTATTCCAGAGTGTTCTCTGATTAAAACCAGAACATCCTTTTTGATTGCAAACAAATTGAATTCTAGGAGCTAAAATCCAGATGGCTTTCTCACCCTTCTTTATTGTGCGTCCTACTTTTTCCCATTGTTTAGCACCACGGACATAAGTTGCTGGTTGTTCCCAGCCTCTTATCCAGCCTTCAAACATAACTAAAAATGTATTGTTCCAGCTGTAAGGGTGTTGACCCTTCACAAATGAAAGATACTTTTTCCAGTCATTAGATTCAATTAACTCGTCAATTGATTCCTCTAGCCTTTTAGTAATCTTTTCAACAATTTCTACATTGCTGAGTTTTTCTTTCGTTTCCATAACTTTCCTTTAATCGCTTATATAATATATATTATAACATACATTGAATTATAATGCAAGTCATACACATAGTTTTTTTTACAAAAAAAAGCTGGGCTACTACCCAGCTAAATTTTGTTCGGCTAATTCAGATTCAGTAAGAACTGAATAGCCGATTTCTGATAAGTAAGTAGTTTCAAACTCCCCAGATATTTCTGGGTCGTAATCGCTAAACATATCAGCGTGTAGATTTTTGAATACTTCCAAAAATCGTTCTGTTAATAGGTCTGTATGTAGACCATATAAGGCGTGTTGTTCGTGCATACGAACTCCTTTAATAGATTGTACTTCATTCCTCTTATCTATTAGCCTCGTGGAGCTGTGGAGAGTTGAACTCCAGTATCCTCAAGGGCAGAAGTTAATCTGCTCCGGAGGACTAAACCCGTCAGCCCCAGTAATTTCTTACTGTTATTTGTATTCGGTTAATCCATTTCTCAACCCAGCCCTGTAAGTCCCACACGAACTTAGTAGCCATAATTGACATAAAGATACAACCAATTAATGCGTAATCTATATTTTCCATAATTATCTTCCTGCGTCCATTAAGGTTTGAGCCTTAGCTTCTGCTTTTTCATAACACTCATAACATAGAGCTTCATCATCTATGTAGTAAACTACTGATAAATCAACTTCGATGATTAGGTCATCACACCTTTGACAATGTAACATTGTTTTCCTTTCGTTTATTAAACATAAGCTAGAGACCCACACTCTGACGCTTCCTGCTTTGACCGTTCCTGCAGTAATTAAGAGGTTTATAGATTAAGGCTTTCGCCACCTCTCTGCAAACTAATAAGTCTCCACACTCGCAGAATTTGAGCAAGTCTCTTTCTGTCGCTTATGTAATATTAATTATATCATACATTGTATTTAAATGCAAATTTTAAACTAAATTTTTGGTAGTGGTCTTTGTTCTGTTGCCAAGGTGACCAACCTCCGAAGCTTATTCAAGCCCGTAGCAACCTACGCCAGTGGTGTTAACACTGTGTAGTCACCTGAGGGATGAGAATGTAAATTCCCTTTCCCACAAGTACAAGCTACTGGTCGAGACTTATGCTCTCTGACCAAGTATCCCTGAGACATACTGTGCCTTTCGTTGTTTTCGCTTCTGAGACTTTTTCTCAGTCGCTTATATAATATATAGTATATCATACATTGCAATTTAATGCAAGTATTTAATCAAAAAATCTTAAATTTTTTTCTAAGGAGGGGGAAGCTCGTAAAAACTTCCCCAACCTGTCGCCTTTAAATCTTGGGGGAAAAGGCAAAACAAAGAAAATCCCTAACCCCCGATGATGAAACTTTGCTAGGTATTTATTTAAAAATACCTAGACTATCGTAATCGTACCCACCTTTTTTGATGAGTAAGTCAAAAACCTGACCAACGCTTTTGTTGTTTTTATGAGTGCTTAACAACAATCTCCAGTCGCTTCTGAGAACGCCGTAATAGGTGTATAAAGCACCATTATGGAATTCAGCAGTTAGCTTCCTGTTAATTCTGTTAAACTTCAATGAATTCAACATTGAGCTATCAGTTTTAATAGTTTTTGTTATCATTTTTTCATACCTTTCGTTTGTATAAATACATTATATCACACATTGTAATTTAATGCAAATTCCGATTACACTCTTTGCAATCGCTGTAAAAGTTATCTTGAAACTGTTTGGTTCGAACTGGGACTTTCATCCCCCACTCTGTGCAGGTAGTTTCCGATAAGCTCACTCTGAACAACAGGGACGCTTAGAAGCTTTGAGGCATCACCTAGGATAACCTTAAAGTCTTAGCAGTATGTTGCAGGAAGTTTCTTTTCGAGACTATGGACACTTTACGAGCCAGTTTCTCAACAACTTCTACAGCCATTGCAAAGATATCAGAAGCCGAGCGTCCATCTATACCTCATCGCTCATTATGGAGGCTTCGTCAACCTTGTAAAACAAGTATATCATACCTTGTTTAGTTTTGCAAATTTAATCCTTAGATTTCTTTTGCTTAGCTTTCCATACAAAGTATGGTTTAAAGTTTGCCTGTACGTCAATATTACTTTTAGTAACAGGTTCAAATTTAATTTCAGCCATTTTCTTTCCTTTCGTTAGATAGGTAGCCGTTAAGCTACCATATCGTTTAATTCAGACTTAATTGACTTAGCAACTTCGCCTTTCCACCCTGAAGCGTTAGATAGAAAATAAAGAACAACGCTCTTTGCACTATCAAACAAGTACCTGTCCTCTATAGAGTACAAGTCCTCCATTGCTTCTAAGTATGGTAACGCATAAGGATTGACCTTAGTCCAGTCGTTCCTGATATCGTTAGCAATTTCATATAATGGTCTCATTTTTTTACCTTTCGTTTGTTATATAAGTATTATATCATACATTATAATATATACCAAATTTAGTACCTAAAAAATTTCGGGGCTTACATCCACCACCCATTTAATAGGTATACGATTAGCACCCCGTAATCATATATAAGCAAGTATCTCTATTTTAAAAAACCACAAGGGAATTCGTACTACACTTATACGTTTTCTTTGCACCTTATCTTATCCCTAATTAAAGGCAATTATTATTCAGCCGAAACTGGTTTTTATGCTCCTCACTCTCTCAAGTGCTTAACCGTATAAAAGTATTATATCATACATTCAAATATATACCAAATTCTAAAAGCCTATAAACATTGGGTTTTTAAAAAAATTTAAAAAAAAGTTTTTGGTAAATTTTACCAAGAAAAATCTAAAGTTTTAGTCGAGATTTTTTCACAAAGTATTGAGATTGTGAAATCGAACATATGTTCGAATGCTCCTGATGTAGAGGACTTCATTACTGAAGACAAATACTCCGGAGGGTTTTATTAGCACTACTTGAATACTCCAGCTGGGCGGACCAGCTGAAGATATCCAATTCGTACAGCGACAACGAAAGGACGAAGCTGAAGCTTCGAACAAACGCCGTACAAAATCTATTTGTACCTGTAGTCAGGTCTTTTAGATTTGCTGTATAAGTCCCAGAAAGCACTCGGATTTTTGTAAACAAAATCCTTTATGAATGCATCTCTAGAGTTAAATGGCACTTGGTTCTTAACGAACTTGCCAATTAACCTGATAGCCCTATAAGATGATTTACCAACAGAGAAGTCTCCGTTAGCTTTTCTAAATCTAGAGTCACCGATGTAAGCCTGAACTGACTTCGGAGCTCTATCTAGATAATCTTGCATAGTCATCATATTCCTTTCCGTACCCATACTTAAAGGTACTACTTAACTATCGGGTGATTCACTTCACAGTTGGTTATGCTGCGATTTCATCATTAACAACTAAGTGCGTCAAAGCTTTTTAACAAATAGAATCTCATTTCGGGAACTCGTAGCTCAGTCTGTCCGTCAGACACTTGACTACCCACGCTCTCACGTACAGCTGCAATAGCTGCTGCCCCTTCACAAAGGCAAGGATGACTCTCACTTTACTGTCAAGTCCTTGGGTCTTGCTAGCCCGGTTCGCTTGATTTTTCACTGCAGCAATGCAGTCAAGCTCCTCCATCGGCTCAGTATGCGTCCCACTTGCAGGCGGGTACTGACCATATTCCCCGGGTCACTCTCCCTATCTATTTGGCACCGTTTTTGTAGCTGCGTACTCAGTTCAAAGAGCCAAGCTGCTACCAGTTGCCGATAGTTAAGTACTACCTTTTAAATTTAAGTAATGTCCTTTCGTTATCTTATGTAACCATTATATCACATCTTGTAATATAATGCAAATTAATAAGAAGGTTAGTGTCGCTGACGTCCGTTTCTCGGATTCCCTAGTAGGAAGATAAGTCAACCCATATCGTCGCCTATCCTAGATTCCCGTCATCAAAGAGTGTTACCACCCCTTCGTCGTTACGCTTAATCACATTCCTTGGGTAGCAACTCCCAAGAGTCCCAACCTTCCAGTCGGTTTCCCTAAAGATTCAGTGTGCTTTTGACTATTACACCCTTCTCGTTAGCGTACAACGCTTACTTGCTAGTCCATCTACCGATTACTTTAGACAATCAGTCTGTCCTAACCTTCTAAAACAAGTATATCATACCTTGCAAATAAATGCAAGTTATTTAACAAGTTTTTTTTGCTATCTAGTGCAACGGGTAACCCCGTGGTAATCCTCGAAAGTTTCTTCACCTATCGGCTACTACCCACTCTCTCCTGCACTATATAGATAGCTTGAAAGATACTAGGAACTAGGTCTGCGTTTAGTTGTTTAGTTCTTAGTCTCTGAGCATCTAACTCAGTAGACAACCTTGCTAATATCCTTCAAGCTACTTACGTAGCTTTTAATATTTCTATAATTTCCTCGGACATTTCTGGGTCGTTAAGAAGCTCTGCAATATCTCTATGCAAATTTTCTGAACCCCAACCTTCGTGTGTCCAAGCGTCTAAAACATAGTCTGTAAATGCTTCTATCTGGTCTTTGTAGTAACCATCTAGTAATAAAATAACCATTTTTCTGGCTAATATATTTTTTTGCTTAACGTTTAGCTCGTTTACGTCAATACCGTCAATATCAACTTCACCGAATTCGTTACGTTCAAATTTATCCATAATATGTCCTTTCGTTGTAACCATTATATCATAGCTTGGGATAAATTGCAAATTTACCCCAAAACTTTTATTTAGCTTGTGCTAATCTTTCTAACAACTCGTTAACAATTTCTGTTTCACGGTCGTATTCACCACTGTTGTTCTTCCAGAGTGCATCTTCAAAGAATACAACTAATGCTTCCTGCATCAGCTCATTCTCTTCAGAATTGAATTTTATATTCGCACACATTAGACTATCCACAATTTCTGAAGAGTTTCTAACTCCTCTTCTGTAATTTCTACAACACGGTAAACATACACTAGCTCATCACCGAACCAGTACACGTCATCCTTTGAACTGCTGATAGTATCTTTATGACGGGCTAATCCTTTTTCCTCATCATAAAGGTCGTCGTATCCAAAGTACACTTCGTTAATCATTTCAGCATTAGATAAATTATTACGAAAATAACTAAATTCTGTGTATTCTATATCACCATTTTGTCTGGTGAAGGCTACTAATTTCGGCATTATTTCTCCTCCTCAACTAACCAATTACCTTCATCACTATTTATATATTCCTCCATATCAATAGTGTTTTTGCAATATAAACATTCCAATGCTGTCCATTGAAAGTGTCCTACGTCTAACATTTTTAAACAATACGGGCAACCAAAAACTGCTCCATTGTTAAGTAAGTTTTCTTTAACTTTCATTATTCTTCTTCCTGTAAATGTTCTAACCAGTCTGAACCAGACATAGATAAAACAAAATCTTCTGCATCTTCTTCGTCTCTAGCGTGAAACGAAACAAATACTGTATAAACTTTATCCATTATTCTTCTTCCTTTATAAGTTCTGTCCATCCAGATGATAGGAACTGAACATCATCAACTAAGCTAGTTGAATAACATTCTGCCGATGCATCTAGTTCTTCTACTATATCAAGCACTTCGTAATCACCATCTTCTATGACGGCTTCTTTACTTTCTGCTTCTACAAGTACTACACGAACACCTTTAACATCTTCACGGTATTCTTCCTGCACTAAGTATCTATTCACAATTGTCCTTTCGTTGTAACAATAATTTATTATATCATACTCTGGGGATTTTTGCAAATCCCCAAAGTGTTTTAGTCAACGGAATTTTCATCCGTGTCGTCTGTTAAGACTTCATCAAAGAAGTCTAAGACTAGTGCTATGAGTTTAATCACATCACCCCAATCTAGTTGTATAGATGATACTATTCTGTATCATCCATTAACAACATATCAACGAATGCACCTAAGAAAAGTTTTTCTACGGCATTAATTGCTGAGACTTGACTACTACCACGGAATTCCACTTCGTCTGGTAAGTCAATCATTGTATCAAGCATTTCTGCATCCCTGCATACTTCTGCATCAACAACGATACCAATAGCTTTTTCAGCTACTGGAACCATATACTGTGGTATAGGTGGATAGCAATTCCCTGCAAAATGCATAGATATCGCTTGTGTTAGGTTCTGTGTGGAAGCAAAGTCCACGGCAGTGTTGTATCCCATTTTGAGACACTCCTTTCGTTTGGTTATGTAACCATTATATCACACATTATTTTTTAACGCAAATCAGAAAGAAGATTTTACTCTTCTTCCTGTTCTGCAAATACTTCGTGTGCAATTTCCAAATATAACTTATATATGTTCGCACGAACAATGTCCAAAGCATTTTCATACCCGAACTCGTTGTCTAACCATATATCAGTCCATTCAGCACCGTTATAGTGTCCAACTAATTCAATTAAGTCAGAGTTATAAACAGGTACTAAGCTATCAGCAATTTCAGTTAATATGTCTTCTGGATACTTAGTATCAAAGTCATATCCTTCAAATGCATCTTTTACTTCCAATTTTAAGTCGTGGCGACTGATTGTATCTTGCATAATGTCCTTCCGTATTTATATAACAATTATATCACATATCTTATTTTAATCCAAATCATTTAAAAGAAAAATCTAGACTTTTACTTTAGATATTTCTTTTTTTTAATTTGCATTTGTATAGTGTATATGATATACTTCTTTTATGTTGGAAACAGCTAATAAATACGAGAGGACAATCTCTTGGCTTCTGAACGAGCTAGAGGTAACCAAAACTAATCATCCTTCAGAGGATGTTAGGGGCTGGTTAGCTATGCTTCACGAAGCTGTGGAGTATAACCTCTCTAAAACTGAAGACTAAAATCTTCGGGGTGTGGTGAGCCTGTCAACAGAAATCACCACCTCAGGGTAATCAGACAAATTTCCTTATCAGAAGTCGGTGGGTGACACTCCAGCTAACTGATTTTGATTTCGTTATTGTATATCTGCTTTTTCTTTTCTTTTACATTAGGTCCTCATAATACTCCGGAGAGCCCATTATGGCTTTGAAATACTCCGGAGCCTTTTGCTGGAGCGAATCTAAACCTATACTTTAGGTCTAGATTCTAGGCTGGGTTAGTATTCCCAGCCAGCATCTTTCTGGTCTTGCCAAGCTTGCTGCTCAGAGTTAAGACCTGAACGATAATTTTCTGCGTGCGGGTCAGCGTGATGCCTACGGTACTCGTTGTACTCAAGTTCGGCAATCTCAGCTTCTTCGATAGCAGTGGTATAACACTCTGAATGCCACCATTCGCCCATAGGGGACTTTCTAGGGTACTCATTGGTATACTCACATTTGACTGTTCTGCAGCCTTCGCATTTTTGCATTTTTTTCTCCATTTCGTTGTTTGAAATAATATAATATCACAAGTTAGAACTTTTGTCAAATAATAAAAATATAATTTATTTCTGGGGTCTCTACCATTAATCGAGCCCGCTTACATTAAGTTTGTATAATACTCCGGAGCCCCATTAAGCAGCCAGAATACTCCAGCCGATTTCACAAGGTTTGAGAATTTGTGAAAAAAATTTCACGAGGTATGTTAATTGTGATTTTTTTCAAATGGTTTTCTTTTTACTCCCCTCCCTGCGTCGATGTGCTGGAGCGAAGCCACTGTGCTATTGCACAAAACAAAACATATTCAATTGTTACTATATATTATACAGCATATGACATTATTTGTCAAATACTATTTATATAGTTTTCCTGTGAAGGCAGAAGTTAATTAATGCACGTGGAGATGCATTGTTAGTTCTGCCCCCTCAGTTATGTATGACTTGACCAGTCGTACAGTTGTAAACCGTCTGTATTCATATCAAAATGACTAGCAATAGTGTAAGCTTTACTTGGTCCATACTTATAAGCTAGTATGTGTTCAGCAACCAAATCAATAATTGCTGTGTAATTTATATCTGTCCTTATTGAATACAAGATTTCATCCCAAGGGATAACTCTCTCAGGTTTTATATAAGTTCTTTCACCTATATCGTCTTCATTAGCATAGAACACTGCATCTTCACCAAGAAAGACTTGTCTACCATCTTGCTCTTCCCATATTTCTTTCATTTCCCATTGACCTAAAGGAATGCCCTCTACAGCCATTAAATATTCATTTGGAAGTAAGTAATTCAAGCTATTCCAGTAATTATCATCACCTTGCTTGTTAGCTGCTACTGCAATTTTAAAAGCATTTTCACCTTTTAAAGCTACACCATCAAAGCCTATTTTTTGTGGGTCAAAGTCTAAAGGTATGCTTCTCATTAAATGAAATACAAGCCTAGATAACTTTGCAGGTTCCCATATTGCAATACCTTCACCCGGTAATATGTAATATAAATAATCAACACCCATTAAAGCTCTCTCACTAACACCACCAGCTTTAGGTTCTTTCATAAAGTGACCGTGCTTATAGTTTTGGGTCTCTAAATCTAACTGTGCAAACTCTACTGCACTAGTATCATTTACCATACTTCTGTAATCCATCTTGATTTGTATTGAATGCATACCTACATAAGCATCAATTTTATATTTCTTATCTTCAGTTCCACCAGCTGGGGTAACAGAAAACATACCATCAAGTAAATCAGTATTTCTTGAAACACTTTCAAGAATTAAGTTCTGCAGTTCAGTTTTTGAATAATCTGCATTTGCAGAATATATAGCTTTTCCAGCCATATTTGACTCCTTTTTAATCGTTATCTAATTATACCACATAAGTGGCAAGATTGCAATTTTAAAGTCTAGCAAGTTCCAATGGGAACTGTTCTTCTTTTTCATCTATAGTCAAACGACTTAACCTAAAGTCATATATTTTATTTGACTTCTCTGCTATATCTGGTCCAAGTCTGTATTGTGAGAAAGCACCTTTCCACATATCATCATCAACAGAAGTCCACTGAACTAATGTATTGCCTACTTCTTCATAGTTCTCTCTGTCTATAAAATTATCTAACAGTACTTGAGTTTCTATTACTGAAGTTTTGTTAGTTCCAATGTGCCACCAAAAAACAAAATCTGATTCTGTATTGACCATTCTTGATTCGTGGTCATTTTCCATAATAGGAATTGGTATCATCTCTTCGTCTGTAGAAGCATAAGCAAGGACATAGTAAGGAACAAGTTGTCTGTTCAAAACTATTAAGTCAACACCCGGTATGTGAATATCAACATAAGCATAAGTTGAATAATTTAATTGATATTTAAAATACAGCTCTGCAATTTCAGAAACCCAATAAGGATTTTTTTGTATTAAAAGGTGTCGTCTTTTTTCCATCCATTTGAGTTTACCATATTTACAAAAAATAACCAAGCATCCTCATCTGACTTGTCTGGTTGTCCGTGTTCTATCCAGACAGAAAAGAGTTCGTCATATTGACTTGGGTCTTTTAAGAATGCTATAACATCGTGTAGCTCTGTTAGTACCCCAGCTCCAGAAAGTGCTTCTATAAAACTTGTTAAATCTGAATACTTGTTTAGTAACTCATCAAACTTACCCATTAAAGATTTATTCTGCCAACGTTTTTGTGAAGATATAATTAAATCCGTAATTAAAAGTAACTGCATTCCTATAGACCTTGGTACATCACCATCACGACTTAGCTCATAGTATATTTGTTCTTCTTGTTCTCTTATTAAATCAAAGTTATCTTTAGATACGAAGTTAACTGGACACTCTGGTGTGTGCTCATCAAAGACATCTAAGTTCATCCCGCAGAATTCGCAGGCTTGTAGTTCTTCATCAAATAAGTTATCACTAAACATATATTCATTGTACTACAAAGAAATAAGATGTAATGACTTGCGTTTATATCTTATATATGAGATAATGTGTATACACATACAGAAAGAGGAAGTAATGGAGATTAAATCTTTAGGACACTATGGATTTGTACCTTACAAAGTTGACATTGATAGTGAAACTATTAAAGGAAACAAGAGAGGTAGACAATCGTATATCTTTACTGCTGAAGCAATTGATTTGCTTAAAAGCAATAAAGGTTCCTATTTTGTAATTCACGAAGCCAAACTATTACCTGAGGAATTTACAGGTAAAGTTGATAGAGCAAAAATTATGTCTCAAAGGAGTACATATTATGCTGCTGCAAAATATGCTAGCAACTCTATTGATGGTTTGGAATTTACAGTTAGAGGCAACACAGATGAAACTGGAGAGCACACTGTAAAACTTATAGCGAGAATTAATGATTAAAAGAGAAAAATTTTATAGATTCATTGATGAAGTTATAGACCAACGAATTACATTTGGCGAGAATGAAGAGCTTGACATTCCAGAAATAACTGAAATGTCAGCAGAGCAACTCGCTTATCTTAGGGACACTATAGATTCAATGAGGTCAGATTTATCCTTGTTGAAATCCTATGTAGACCAAAGAATACGTGGTAGGCTAACTGGTAAAGCATTTCGTTTCGGAGATAGAATTTATCGAGGAAAGAATGCTAGCAAGTTAGTACCATACGATACCGACAAAATTTTGGAGTTTCTTGGAGACGACTGGAAAGCAGCAGTGCGACCAGCATTCAGAACTACAGCAATTAGAGCTATAGCTGAACAAAGAGGATTAAATCCAAAAGTAATAATGGAATCATTGTTTGAAAGAGTAGAGACCGAACAGCTTGATGTTACGCCAGTAAGTAGAGCACCAAAGTTTCTCAAAGACAAACTACAAAGTGATTCCGATATAGTAGAAATAGGAGATTAAATTGGACGAAGGTAAAAAACCAATACAACTAATCAGATTAGCTAAGAAGTTCCCTGAGAAGTTAGTATCACAAATTAAAAAAGGAACTCACACAGAGGATTATGTAAGTCATTCTGTTGTAGCACAACGCTTGTTGCAAGTTGTTGGACCATTTGACTGGGATGTTGAAGTAATTTATTCAGACGGCAAACCAGTTGCTTGTAAAGGACTTCTTAAAGTCACAGTTGATGGCAAAGAAGTTTCTGTTGCAGGTATTGGTACTGACCAGAACAATAAGGGTAAAGATGATGGAGATATTATCAAAGAGATGGAATCAGACGCTCTTAAAAGAGCAGCTTCTAAAATAGGTGTAGGATTACATCTATGGGCTCAAAAGCAATATTTCTTATCAGCTCAATTAGCAACTGAACATTCAGTAGCATTGGAGGAAGTTAGATAATGGAAATCAGAGACGACGAGCATTATGGCGTTGAATCTGACATACCTAAGTTTGTAATGGTGCCCAATTGGGTTTTAGAAATAAGAGTCAATGGGCAACCTTTACCTCCACAAGCAATTCATATTTACAGTGTGCTTATGTACCACGTAAATAATGAAACTAGGAAATGTTTTCCTGCCTACACAACTTTAGAATCGATGACAGGGATGTCACGTTCTACAATTTGGAAGTACTTAAATGTATTAAAAGATGCAGGTGTATTAACTTGGGAGCGTAGAGCCTTTAAAGGTTTTACAACTTCTAATAAATATTTCTTACCACATAAGCCACTCAAAGATGTTGAGTTGTTTAAGTATGAAAGTTTTATTACTGAAAAAGAAGTAGCTGATAATAAAGAGGATTATGATATAGGGTTTGCGTTAGATGTAATAGAGGACTCTGGTTTTGGAGTTCCTGACGATATTAAGAAAAAATCTGGTAGAAAACTAGATGATTTTTGGTATGTTCTTAGTGACAATATGGGGTATATGCCTCAAGGTCCTGATGAATGGAAACGTTGGGGTAAAGTAATTACTAAGATTAAATCTATTACTAAAAATCCTGAAGATATAACTAAAGCATTTGCTAATTATCCTAAGTATATGCCTAAGTCATCTACAACTTTTACAATAGAAGCCTTAGCTAAACACTTTCAGGCATTGATTAATTATAAGGACGAATCAATTAGTTCTTTGGAAAGATTAGAAAATCTTAAAACCAAAGAAAACATTATTGATGTGTAGTAATATTAAATTACAGTGGCTGGACAGATAAACACACCAAATAGAAATGGATGGGACCCAGAGAATGAATCTTGGGACGAGTTTAAAGCACGTAGATTTGAAGGACGTGCAGGAACAGGACAACCTAATTCACAAAAAAATGCTAGAGGTGAGTGTCCTGATACAGGGGAGCAAAAGCGTAAATGTAGATGTAGAACTTGTATCAACAGGAAAAACCGAGCCAAAGGTCGCCGTAAACAAAATATGGTGAGAAAAAAGCTTGGTATTCCAGATAGAAAGTTTCACGGTGCAGATGCACACGAGGAAAATTGGAGGTCTGCTGTTCGCATAGAAGTGAAAGCAGGCAAACAAGTCGGACCGATTGCAACGAGATTTGAAAAGGCTGAAGCTCAGTCTTGGGAAAATGTTAAGAATCAAGTCGGCGGTGGGAAGTCAAAACCATTTATGATGGTCGCTATGCCTGATGATACATCAGACGGAATAGTGTTGTTTAGATTATCACAATTAAAAGAAGTAATCGAAGGAATAATAGAGAACTGGGAAAGCCCAGTCGAAGATATATAGGAGATTAAATGCCAGTATCACAAGTGCAATTAATAGGAAACCTTACAAATGTTGAGATGTCAGTAGGCAACTCTGGTAAAGCATTTACAAAAGGTTCATTAGCTGTCAACCAAGGCAAAGATGCCAATGGTGAGGACAAAGAAAGTCTTTGGTTCAATATCAAAGCTTGGGGAGATTTAGCAGAGAATATTGCTGAGACTTACCAAAATGTAACAAACGCAGGTGGCAAATCTATGAGAGTAGTAGTCACAGGTAAAGTAATTCCAGAGAAGTGGACAGACCAAAATGGTACCGAAAGGACAACTGTTTCTGTTTACTTGGAAGACTTAGGCGTTAGTTTACAATACGCAAAAGTGGGTAGCGTGCAGAAGAGTGCAAATCCAATGAACTCTGAAGCATTTAAAGGAGCAGTAAAGAAAGCTTCTGATTTACCTACCCCTGAACAAACTGCTGCGACATCAGAAGTTTATGATGAAACAGGAGAGGATGGAGTACCGTTTTAATGGGATTGTTTAGAAGAATTGCTGGGAAGAAAAAAGTCGTAGACACTACATTAGCTGGAAAGATTGCTTCTGCAGGTACAACTGCAGATAAGCTTTCAAAGAAAGCAAAAGTTTCTAAGGCTACTTTGGACAAGTATATGGATACAGAGTTCAAAGATATTCCTACAAGAACTAAAAATAAACTTTCTAAATTCGTAGGTTAATGCCTAGCGATAGTCCGATAGAGCACTTGCTTGACAGTTTGTGTGGTATCAATGAAGTTGCAGAACTTTTAGATGTTACACCTAATCAAGTAAGTGTTTGGGCATATAGAAATAAACTACCTATTCCTGATGTTTTGCTTAACAACGGCAAGACAGCAATATGGATTAGAGAAAATATATTAAGTTGGGCTTCCGATACAGGAAGATTACCAGCTGACGTTACTATTAATTTTAGGAGGAGGTGAGATGCCGTACTCAATTAGAAATACAGACGATGGTAAATATTGTGTTGATAAAACTCCTACCGGTGAGGAAATGGGTTGTCACGATACAGAAGATGAAGCATATGCTCAGATGAGAGCACTTTACGCAGCAGAGGATGAGTAGTGATTTATAGAAAATTTATAAACCCGGGAGCTTACTCAATCTTTATAAACCAAATGAAAAGAGAAGGCAAGCAACCAAAAGAAATCAATGAAATTTTTGATTTCATTGGTGATTATGCAAGACTTGTTTTGATGGACGGTAGACAACCAAGATACAAACAAGTTGTAAAAACAGAAGTGGCACTTAGAAATTATTTCAATAGTGACCCTTTATATACCAGACACTTAAACAAAACAATAAGTGTTTACGAGCCAGAAAACATCTTAGAATGGTTTGAAAGTCACGAAGACTTAGAATATTTTAAATATGAACTTGGATATAGTCCAACAACATTCGACAGGGGTGTCGTAGAACCACTTGAAGAAGGCACAATAAATTTTGCTAAAGTATCTGAGCTTACAATTTTAATAGACTTATGGGAAGACTCTGAACTAGGAGACTTTTCAATAGGTTATAGAAACTGGTATTCAGGAATAGTTAAAAGAGAAGAGGAAGAATAATGCAAGTTGAAGATGTTCGCATTGAAATGATGCAACTAGATGAAATAACAGAAGCTGATATCAATGTTAAAGACCACGACATTGGTGCTATTCACGAATCTATGAATAGATTTGGATTTACATCACCTTTATTAATGAATGAGGCAACACAAAAGTTAGTAGCTGGTCACGGAAGAGTTGAAGCTTTAAAACAAAAAAAGCAGTTCAATGAAAAAAGACCTACCAATATTGATATTGATGATGATGGTCAATGGCTTGTACCAGTTATAAGAGGTGTACATTT